TAATGAGCCAAGGAATATGGCTCTGGTTACCACTAACTTTGTGAGACAATATATTCGGCTTCAGGTATTCGTACCTTGCCGTTTTTACTTCCAAGTACGATAACGATACGGCGACCCTTATCCGTATCTATCATCATAACAATGCAGCCCCCGGCTGCATTTGTCGTTCCTGTCTTACTAACAATGAAGTTGTGACGCTTACCAACAATGGGATTGGTATTATTAAATGACTGAGTCTTCTTACCTGTTTGAATGTTTAAGATAGCAGTTTGACTTGCTTTAACAATCTCAGGGTAATGACTTGACTCGAACACTAACGCAATAGATCTAATGCTGTACTAATATTCATTGGACTGAGCCCTGTAGGCTCAACAAACTTAGTTCTTAACATCCCCAGGTAGTTTGCTTTTTCGTTCATATAGCGAACACATTCAAAACGACCACCGGGAAAATTATCACACAATACTTTGGCAGAGTTATTATCTGACTTTACTAAAGCCAATTGTATATGTTGCTCCCTTGTATACTTACCAATCTTTTCTTGCATGTTTTGATTATTATCAATAACAGCCATTACAGTCATTAACTTGGTAATGCTTGCAATAGAACGAACTTCGGTAATATTATAACCCTCTATCAAGTTTCCTTGATCATCGGTCTCCAACCAGCTGTGAGCGGTAATGTTAACTGCGAATGCATTACTTACCAATAGTAGCGCTGAAAGAATAAGCGCCTTCATTAATTGTACCCCAGTATAATATTTGGTGGTATAATAGTAAGGGATGCGGGGGAAGGAATCGCGCCTCCGACCTCTGGATTATGAGTCCAGCGCTCTACTACTGAGCTACCCCGCGTTATTGGTATATTGGTTCCAGGGAAAACCTCCGGGGTAAATTCCCACGTATCTTTTTTACTAAGTAAACTATCTGGAATGAATTGTGTCATTTTTCTGACTGTCTCCAGGTTGTACTCTGTAATTATCTTCAACAGAGTCGGGGGTTGATACTTCAATTATAGTACCTTCTTCAATACATATCAACTGATGGGGTAGTAATGGTTTGTTGTGCCATGTATCACCTTGATATAATTGTACGAATTTTTCTGAAGCATCAGCAGTATCGATCCAACGAACCTCAAACCTGCCTGACAGCACATACCATGTCTCATCTTTCTGTGCATGAAAATGCATAGAAAATTTAGAAGCTTTTTTAAAGTGTAATAGCTTACCGCAATATTTATCGTTGGAAGCCCAGATAAACTCATGCCCCCAACCCTTCTCAACAAAGCCTTCTAATCTCATATAAATTCTTCCATTGCTGGGGCATATGTGCCCACTTTCTGTACGGTTATAGCGCTTGCTTTATTTGCCAACGGTATTGCTAGTTCTATATTACCAGTTGTCAGGTGAAAGTATACCAGCGCAGATAAGAAAGTATCACCTGCACCACAAACATCTGATACTTCGATTGAAGGCGCGGAGTAAATATTTTCTTTATAGCGGGCCCCGTGTTTGCCTAATGTAACTATTAACTCAGTAGGAAAGGAAATTGCAAGACTATTTTCTAAGCTATTAATCTTTACAAACGCACCTTCAAACTTTGCAAGATCTTTTTTCTTAGTATCTATATAAACCGGGCACCCGGTTTTAATTAAATCTATAACTAAACCGTATGTTACAACCCCTTTATCATAATCCGAAATAACTATTGCATCATACTCTAAAGATACGCTTGGTAAAACATCTATAGGGACAGTAATTACATCATGGTCAATACGTGTAATATGATGACCGGTTCTACTATCGATAAGCCTGATTTTTCTAGATGGTTCCCGTGTAAGAAGAGTTACCTCACAACCTAACTTTTCTAAGTTATTTCTTACATTATAAACCATACCGGGTTTTTCGTCCGAACGAATATATTTAAAAATAGGGACAGGAGCCTCCGGGCTTATTCTATCAATAGTACCGTACTGGTACTCATCGATACAACTATCACCTATTAATAATATCTTGAATGGTCTTTGTGGAGGAATATTCATCAATGCGTTCAAAAAATTCTAATCGTTTAGCATACTGGCTACCAATAACAGTCTTGTTACGCCAATCACTACCTACTACCATTATAGAGGGGTTGATCTGTTTAATCCACATCTCAAGCTCCTCATCACTACTGAAAATCTCAACCTCATCTACAGCTTTAAGATTAAGTAACATAACCTTACGCTGATATGTATCATGGATCGGTCTTGTTTGACCTTTAAGTTGTCGTACTCTTTCATCACTATCTATTGCTACAAATAACTTATCTCCTAAGCTCTTAGCATAATTAAGAAGAGCTAAATGACCTAGATGTAATACATCAAACGTGCCATTTACAAAGACTGACTTAGCCATGGGAAATTTTCTCTCTCTTTATACTTATCATACATAACTTTATTTCCGTGATCGAAGAATTCTTTAGTAACCGATCCTTCGTTACCACCTAATCGATAGTTAAGGGAATGATCACCTGTACACCCATAATTAGTATGTTTAATATGGTCTTTTATTATAGAATAAAACCGTCTATCAGCACCCCACCCGAAATCCCAGGTGTGACCAATTTGACGATAGAAACTAGTTTTAAAGCAATAGGAACTAGTATCAATTAAATGAGAATTAGGGTCAACCCATGTAGGCCATTTACCTAATGATTCACATTCATCTAAAGTAAGATAGTCTCCTTTTTCATCTACAATCGTACGAAGGGAGTAAGCCCAGTCATAGTTATTTTTTTCAATAGTTGTAATAAGTCGATCGATATGTTCTGGGTCATAGTAATTATCTTGATCAAGAAATAAAACGTATTCGTGATTAATCAAATGACCGAAAGCAGCCATGATACGGTGACCATAAAATCCATTCTTACCTGTATTAAACGGTAGGTCAATTCTATGAAGGTTATTACCTAATTTAATTTGACCGTATTCTAAAGCCTTATTAGTTCGCTCTGAATATTCAGTACCATCAACAACCAACAAGTGATCAACCTCTACAAACTGCTCTTGAACTGACTTTACAGCATCCACTAACTCTAACGAACCAGTAGTAGGTGTAATAACAATAGCTTTTTTCAATCCCACAACCCCTGATAGTATTTACCAAATAAACGGAACCCGTTTGCTTTACGATCTTGATGGGCTTTAAGACCAACTTGATCAATTTTAATCTTATGAAGGTTTTTATTAAAGTCTTTTTCCTTTGGATCCCACTCGGCGTCATTAAAAAACTTTTCTTCACTATCGTAACTAAGGTTCTGCTCAAATGCCCAGATCATTTCGTTTAAGACCCAGTCCCAACGCTTAAAATGATTTTCGTCAATATCCCAGTCATTCTCTTTAGCAGGAGCAGCTGTACTTCTCAGTTCTTCTGGGGTATCTTCATCATCTACAAGTGGTGAACCGTGTTTTGTTTCCTTAAGCTGTTTAAGCATCGGTACAACAATAAACGAAAGAGTATAATCCATACTCCATGTATCCCATCGATCAATTTTAACGTAATTAATCTTAGGATGTATGAAGTCAAGAACTTTTTGAATACCTTGACAAATAGGTGTCAGGCGATCGGACCATTTATCAATAATAGGTTCGTCGTAATCAATTTCACGCCAAAAGAAAACTTTTTCCAGTACCGTATATGGACTAATCCAATGGTAGCGGTATTTGCTCAAATATACCTTCACGTCTATTCCTATCTAAATTTGTTAATTTAAGGGCATCGCCGACTACTTCCATATGAATACGATCACCTTCCCGCCAATCGTCATCTTTACAGAAGTCTTCTGGTAGTTGAAGGATACCGTCTCCGGAGCCATCTTCAGCATCTAATATCTCAGCAGTATAAGTTTTCATAATATGGTGGGCCCACTAGGAATTGAACCTAGACTCAATCGATTATGAGTCGACTGCTTTACCATTAAGCTATAAGCCCAGAGTTCGGTTTAATTTTGTTAGATCAGCTTTCGTATACTCTTGGTAGCTAGACTTTAAATTATCAGGCATATCAATATACTCTATACGTACATTATATAGGGAAGAAATCTCTTCTGCAACTTCTTGGAAGGATTTTACGTTACCTGTACCTACATTCCATATTCCTGATTCTTTAATATCAAGAAACTTAACGTGGGTACTAATAACCGTTTCAACAGGAACAAAGTCTCTGAAGTAATTATCACTATCTTTAAATAATTTAATTACTCCGGTTTCAATAGCTTGCCTTTTAAACTGCTGGTAAGGGCTTGCCTGGTTACCTTTATGTTCCTCATGAGGACCGTAAACGTTAAAATATCTGAACCCTTGTACAACATTTTGAGTGGGGTGATCGGTAACGTACTTGTCAAACATATACTTACTCCAAGCATACGGGGTACGAGGATCAACAGGATCAGTTTCTGCAAACGATTTATTTAAACCGTAAACAGAAGCAGAACTAGAGTATTGAAATTTAATATTTTCTCTTGCACAGTACTGATGTAACAGAACACTAAAGTCGTAATTCTGTCTCATAATCTTCTCCACATTACGTTCTGTAGTAGATGATATTGCGCCAAAATGCATTACGCAATCAATACCTGTCAGATCAGGGTACTTATCACCCCACTCAAACATAACTAAGTCATGAGTATCTTTTAAAGTATTAACAGCGTTTTGACCAATAAAACCTTTATACCCTGTAATTAAAATCTTCATTGATTAACGCAGATCATGACCTCGTTTTTAATTATACGAGTAATAGGGTCGTATACTTGTACTAGACAACTATACGAACTGGTTTGAGGTATTGGTTGTTGAATAATGATTGGGGGTTGCGGTACTGGTTGGTTAGCTCGGGCCGCGTCAGTTAAAATAGCTCCTACAATTACACCACCAATAAGAGGGGCAACCCAGTTACCACTGCTAGGACGATGACCGTAATGACCGTGATGGCCATAATGACGATATTGCGCAAAGGCACTAGATGAAACTAAAAGTAACAATACTACGAGAAACTTTTTCATGACTTTTCCTTAATTAGTGAGTCAATTATATATTTATCTCGGGTTACTTGCAACTGTTACTTCTTACGTAACGCCTCTTTACGCATAGACACAGAATGTCTCATATGAGGTTTACGAACCTTAATATACTCTACCCCGTCAATGTAGCGAATATCAGTATAGTCCTCACATAACCATTCCTCAGAGTTAATCGGATTTACAAGAGTTACGGGTTGAGTTTTCTTTTGTTCTTTCATAATATTTTGTACTATGACGTGAAACATTATAGACCGGCCAGTTGAATACCTGAACCGAATGCTGAATTATATTGATTATAAAGTTCTTTAATTGGCTTAGCTTCCCAGACGATTTTATCTACCTCAACGTCAATAGAATGATCTTCTGTATAAGCGGCATAAGGGAACATACCCATCATAGGCTGATCTGGGTTATTACGAGACGGTACCATTTGAAGGGAGCAGGGTTTACTTAATGTCACATAAACATCACCCCCCGTTACATCTGCAATCAATTCTTCACCGGTAATCAATTTTACAACTTTAATCATGTTACAACAATCTCTTCTATAAATTTAAAAGCACATTCTTCATTATAAAATATTTTAAAGAAATATGCAAGTGTTAACG